GTTGGACCTGTAGCGCAGGTATAGAAAGCCTAATGATAAATTGGGACGGAGATGTACACAGAGCGACTTGTAGAGTCGGTGGTAGTCTTGGCAACATATATGAAGGCAACTTCGTTGCTCCTAGCGAACCCGTAACTTGTGACCGTAATTTCTGTACCTGCGCGGCAGATATCCCGCTAACTAAGTCTAAACTTTGATTGATGTGTTTCGCAACTACACAAGCAGTTCTTGATAGAACATATACTAGATTTAAATTCAGGATCAAACTTTTCTATAAAGTCTTTATCTAAAATATTGAAACTATGATCTAGTCCATAAATTGTCTGCTGGCAAGAACCTTGTATTTCTCCAGTCCAATTAATATAGACATTATCTAATCCTATATCACAACTCCATCCTTCAAAGCCTGTCCAGTTTTTATTAATGTAAGTATTAGACTTGGCCTTAATTGTTTTGCCATTATCAAGCGTCGCTACGCTTTCATAGATGCGCATCTGGCCGCCAAATATAAGTTTTCTATTTTTCCATAGCCATACTAGATCAGGTATTCTCTTTAGTGGATTTTTTAAAAAACTTTTTTGTTTTTTTGTCAATTGTATATCGCTAGCATCTATAACTTTGATACCTTTAATACTTGATACTTCTGGTTCAATGACTTCGCAAGTCATAAGGATCCATTTGTGACGACTATTCTTTTTCATATAGTCGATGACATCTAATCCTTCTTGCCAATGCTTCCTGTCCATCAGGACTTTAACAGTTACTTTTTTATTGAGTTCGAATAATGTGTCTGCTACAGCAATCATATGGTCAGGGTCTGCTTGCGATATATGATACGACAAATGAGCATTGTCTATTAAATGTCCGTACTCTTTCCACCAACGTAGTGTTCTCGAACCATTGCTGATTAAACTAAAATAGATATCGTTATCTTTTTTCACAGCTTGAATGAACTGGGCAAGATCTCGCCATAATGTAGGTTCTCCGCCCGCAAGGCTAAGATGTATTTTAGTCTTGCCTAGCGTTGTCCGATAACGTTCGATAAGATGGTTAAAGTTTTTAATTATAAGATCTAAATCGGCAGGAGATCGATAGTCCCCAGCATTACTGCCAGGCCAACAGTACTCGCATTTATAGTTACAGAGGTTGTTAGGATTCCATCTGATTGCTAAAATATGAGGTTTCTGAGTCGAAACAATCTTTATAGGTATCATAGCAAGTGAGCGAGCTCAGGGAATGTTTTAGCAAAATCTGTTTTTCGTTGTTGATCTAAGGTAGTGATATATTCTCGGAAATCTGGAAGTAGATGTGTATCATCTTCTTCGTCCATCCAATCCAAAATACCTTCCCAACGTTTCCACCCCCAAGGATTTTTACCTAAGGATTCGTCGTCTTTGTTGTTGTCTTCTAGCCAAAGTTTTAGTTCTTCAAATTTTCTACGAACTTCTAGTTTATCTTCTTTAGGAAGTACACGCAAACTTAACCATGTCGGAATCCATAGTAAGTGTACACCAATCAATCCGCCGCCTTGTGTATACCCGCTAGCGTTTACTTGTTTGTTAACCTTTTTAAAACCGCTAGACACTTTCCATCTTATAAAATCTGGAATATGTTTAATGTTTAAAATCTGTGCGGCTAGTGCTATAGTAACATGAATATTATCAGGAGTGTTGTCTAGTTTGTGTAGATTTTTTACAATAGTATCCCAGTCACTTGGAAAGCGTATATAATGATTACGTTCGTCAAGCCCATCTAAACTTACTCCAACTTTGACTACTTTAAAATTTTTCCATAATTCAATAATTGAATCGTCTAGCATTAAGACATTAGTATTGTAACGCAGATGTATTTGACCAGCATACCCTCTGCGAACGATTTCTTCTAAGAAAATCTTATGTTCTTTAATGATCAAAGGTTCACCACCAGCAAAGTACAACTGCCGAATATTAGGTATCTGAGCATAGATTTCTTCCCAGAAGGCAGGGTTCTCATGCCAGTAGTTATTAAACTCGTTTGGATCCCATCCCATTTGCTTTTTAATTAACGGGCTTTGGAATATAGGGAATACCTTTTTATGATCAGGAACCCACATACTGCTATCATGTGGACTACACATGATACATTTTAAATTACAAGTATGCCCTAGTCTAAGATCTAGGTATTGTAATTTATAAGGAACAGTACCGTCTTCTTCTGTGTTATTAATTAATTCGGGTATATCAAGTTTATCCAAGTGCCAAGCACCAGTTTCCCAGATACGTTTGCTTACGATCCCATTAGACTCCTCTTCAAAACATTTTGTACAACTACTAGGAATTTTTCCTTCCAACATTAGTTTACGTACAGAACGCATATAGGTGCTGTTGAATACCTGACTAGGTAATTCGTTGCCAAAGTTACTAGGATCACCGTCTTCTTTCTTAACAAGTCCTACACCATAGTCTCCAGTATATGATCCAGATGCGTTTGCTACACAACAAATACGGGCGTCACCGTTGGGCCTAGTAGCTAGGTGAATCCATGGAATAACGCAAAATGATGCTGTTCCAGTTACTTGTTCTAGCTGTTGTTGCCAGCTGGCAAGTTCGCTGTTTTCATGTTTCATCCAAAATACTTTATCCATTTTGCTCTACCTTAATTTTTTGATCATCTATACTTATAAACGGACTATGCGGCCCACACATTATTATACAGGTTGAACTAGATTTGTCACGCCATTTTTGTTGCCACATTGTTTGCCACTGATCTGTTTCAACGATATTTTTTAATCCTGTTTCTAACACGTTCAATCTTGGGAATCCTAAGACCTGTTGTCTAACCTTTTCACCTTCTTCTATAACTGAGTCCTCTTGATATAAATTATATGATTTTAATAAGTTAACATCATAGTTAGTATGCAAAAAAGCACCAATCATACAACACGGACTCAGTTGATAGTGAGCATCAATAAACAATTCTTTATCTTTAATTGCCACGCAATTAATTTTATCTGCGTTAGGCCAGCTTTGATGTCCTGCAATATCTTGTTTACTTACAAACTTAACAGTACTATCAGATGGCTGTTCGAGGTTATATAGAAATGTCCCCTGATTATTAACAACAGGAAATGGACGAGCATGCCGTCTACTATTTTTTACAGTGAATTTTTTAAATCCTGTTTGTTTAGCCACTTCTTCAGCGGCATCGACTTGATGTTCGTTGTGTTTAAATCTAATAAACATCCATTCCGCGAGGCCTCCGGCATCAATGAATGTTTTAGCATTCTTTAAAATCAAATCATAGTTAGTACCAACTCGGTATAGGCTATGAGTATCTGCTAGGCCATCTAGCGCAAACACTACGATATGACGATTAGGTAATACGTCATATAAATTTTTCCACCAAGTAGTAGATCGTAAACTACCGTTTGTATGTATTTCAATCCTAACATCGGGGGCGTTATCCTTAATGTACTTACACATATCAATAAGATCAGCGTTCATTAACGGATCACCAAAGTTCCCACAGAAATTAATAGTATCAAGTTGCTCTAATATATCTATTGGAAATATTTTTATAAAATCATGTAGAGTCCACTCGTTGATAGTCAATAATGGATTTTCTATACCACCGTGAATATTTCGGGGACACATTGGACAAGATGCTTGACATCTGTTGCTAATCTCTACGTGAACGCTTTTAAGTTCATTAAAGTTAAACATGTTTCTTTCCTATAATCATCCAACGTGTGTATAAAGGTAATTTTAACTCGCCTGCGTAGAGAATGTCTAGATGACTTTGTTGCTTAAATTCTTCTAAACTATCTGCTGTTCTTACGTGTTCTTCTATTTTATAATTATTGCTTTGTAATATTAGTAATTGACTATCGGTTCTATTGTTTAACCATTGTTCATACTGTTCTTGTGTAATATGCTCACAGCTAGTATTAATTACAATATCCGCAAACGAAATTAAATTACACATGTCTGCGGTTATAGCACTAAACCTGCCGGCGATCTCTTCACCTTTGTTCATTAGATTAGCAATAGGTTCACAGGTAGGATCAATATCAAGACTAGTAATACGTTTGATAGGAATATTACTTTGAAAAAGCATACTGGCTAGCACACCGACCCATCCGCCGTGTATGTCTACCGTAACAAATTTATCAACGTGTTTGCGTAGATTATTAATCAACCATTCTTTACTTTTAAGTTGTCCAGCCCAGAAGGCATCCATAGTTCTCATAGGATCTGGACTTTGACGAATGGCTTGCATCCAGTAGTGTAGGTGTTCTGTATCAATTAACAAATTGTTCCCCTAGTTTGTCAAATTTACCACATTGTTTACTACACTCTCGTAGACCATTTTCGGTCCAACAACCTTGTATCTTACTAAAGAAGTTGCTGTCAAAGATTTCTTTGAATGTTTGATTATTCAAGTTAGGAAACTCACCTATCTTGCCCATGTAGTCTATACGTGATTTGTGATTAGGTAGATACCATTCTAAATCTAACCAGCAACACGGGCTAACATTGCCCGTACCACTAACATAGAGTGTTCTTGTTGCTTGAGCTTTACAACTTACAGTAGACAAGTGATCTTCTTGTGCTTCTTTAACTTTTGAAATCATTGCCTTACTAGTTTCTGTAGGAAACAATATGT